ACGCTCTGTATCCCCGAAAGGAAGCGAACTGGCGGGAACTGGCCAAGACCTGACGGACTACTCCAGAGTGGGCAGGGTTAAGCCCCGATTGGAAACTGTGCGAAAAGGTAATTCTGTCTACGCTCAGTTGGTGGTGGACTTTGCCCACACCTATATGCAGGTTGAGTTGATGGACTGGCAAATTTATGCGCTTGAAGGTTTGTTTGAGTCTGACCCTGATACCGGTGATCTCATTAACCGCGCTGGCTTATTGACCGTGGCTAGACAACAGGGCAAGACCGTTTTGGGTCAGGCCGTTTTAGGTGCCTGGCTAACTTCTATTGCTAAGTTGCGCGGCAAGCCTCAGACCGTTGTCAATTCAGCGCATGAGCTGACGCTTGCTGTTCGCCAGTTTGAGATTGTGGCCCCTATTTTGGCTGAGTATTTTGGGGCAACATTAAAACGTGCTTATGGCCGTAACACTTGTGAGATGCCAGACGGCTCGCGCTGGCTAGTTAAGGCTGCAACGCCATCGGCTGGAATGGGCCTTTCTGCAGATTTTATTTGGGTCGACGAAATATATGCAGTGGACGATCAAGTTTTGGCCCACAGCCTCAGACCAACTATGAAGGCGCGCAATGTGCGTACCGCTGGTGGCTCGCCCATGATGATGATGACTTCCACCGCCGGCACTGAGTCCTCTATTGCCATGTTGAGATATCGAGAGCAAGGGTTGCAGCTAATAGGTGAGCAACGCCAAGGCAGTTTTTACTTTGCGGAATGGTCGCCACCGCCGGGTGTTGATGTGATGGACACACGTTGGTGGGGATGGGCTAACCCTGCTTTAGGAATTACGCTAGAACTTGAGTCATTGCTACTAGACGCTGATCATCCAGACAGGTCATCGTTCCTACGTGGGTCGCTAAACCAGTTTGTCAATGCTGACGACTCGTGGCTTTTGCCCGGGCAGTGGGATGCTTGCCTGTCAGATATTCAAGGCCCAGAAAATGGCTGGCTGGCTTGTGACTCTTCCTTAGATGGCTCACGCTATGTGGCTGTTCGTGCAGCTGTTGATGATGTTGGGGTGGTGCATGTTTCGGTTGAGTTTGTGGTGCAGTCACTAGCAGAGTGTCAGCAGGCCATGATGGATGCCTGCACTGAGCACCCAACTTTGCAGCTTGCCGTGACCCCAGCGTTAGAGCATCATGTGCCGTTGCCGTTAGTTAGGCGCACCAAGGTTGTGGGCTATGGCGAACTTTTGCGCTACACGTCACTGGTTAGGGCACAGATTAACGATGCAAAACTGGTGCACCAAGGCGAGCAAAACCTTGCTGAACACATGAACAGATCAGTGGCAATTATGCAAAGCAACCAGTTAGCCCTATCTAGCAAGCGCAGTCCCGGGCCGATTGAGTTGGCTCGCTGCACCATTTGGGCTGCCGCTTTAGCGTCACGACCCAAGCAGGCTGGTAAGCCAATGATGGTCATCGTTAATCGCTAAACTATTTCTGGTACTGCTCTGGGCGTTGTCGGGATGAGCAGGGCAGTACCACACACACCCGGCAGAAAGTGGCATACTACCGCTATGGGTATTTTCAATAAGCCAGTGACCAAGGCCGCTATTTCCACACCATCAGTGCAGGCCGCTGTCGGGTACGCGCCAGCAGGCAACAGCAAAAACCCCATTGACAACTTCTATAACTACCAAGAAGGCGCAGCTCGCCAGCGTGCCATGACCATTGCCACGGTGTCTCGATCACGCGACTTGCTGGCTTCTGTCATTGGTTGTATGCCACTAAAAATGTACGGCGAAATCTTTGATGACGCCACTGGCGAAATGGAAGAAATCCCACTAGCACCACGTTCTTGGCTACGCCAGCCCGACCCAGCAGTCACCTACAACTTTCTGATGGCATGGACTCTTGACGATTTGCTGTTCTACGGGCGTGCCTTTTGGTACATCACAGAACGCACAGTAGATGGCTACCCAACCAAGTTTCAGCGTTTGCCTGCAGGCTCTATCACAACTTTGGATGAGCAAGGCCCGGTCTTTTTCCACCCGTCTAAGTCCATAAGTTTTGCTGGCAACGAACTTGACTACCGCAACATTGTCCAGTTCCTTAGCCCTATTCAAGGCATTGTTTACAGCTCAGAGCAGACCATTACGACAGCGTTAAAGATTGAGCAAAGCCGTTACAAGAACGCCCAGTCGTCTTTGCCTAGTGGCGTATTAAAACAGACTGGCGGAGAACCGCTTAGCGCTCAGGAGTTGTCGGAGATTGGCGCAGCCTTTCAAGAGGCTCGATTGACTAGCCAGACCGCTGTGCTTAACGAGTTTCTAAGTTACGAAGCCAGCACTGCCACCCCAGACAAAATGCTGATGATTGAGTCAGCACAATATTCAGCGCTAGATCTGGCACGCCTATGTGGTGTTCCCCCTTACCTTGTGGGCGTGTCCACTGGCGCTTATGCCTACACCAGCAGTGAGCAATCACGCGCTGATCTCTACATTTTTGGTGTTAAGCCTTACGCCGATTGCATAGCCTCAACGCTCAGCATGAACAACGTGCTACCGCGTGGCACTTATGTAAAGTTTGATACAGATAGTTACCTAGAGGAAAACTATGTAGCAGACAAAATGGATAGCCCAGACCGACCAAAAGAAAACACACAGGAGTCCCTAGCATGATGCGCTTTACCAGCTCAACATTTTCCGTAGATGCAGCCCAAGATGGCAGCCCTAAGCGCACCATTACAGGCATTGCCTTGCCATACAACACCGAGGCCACAGTCTCAGGTGGCCAGACAGTTTCTTTTTTGCCGGGCTCACTGCCAACAGAAGGCAAAGCACCCAAGCTTTATATGAGCCATGACGCTTCTCAGGCTATTGGCCTTGTGACCGAGCGCGCCGACAGCCCAGAGGCTATGTACTTCACAGCGAAAGTTTCAACGACAGCCCTTGGCGATGAAGCACTAGTGCTGGCAGCTGACGGAGTTTTAGACTCTGTAAGCGTTGGCGTAAATCCGACCAAGTTCTCGTACAACGAGGATGGCGTCATGATCGTGGAAGCAGCCGACTGGATGGAGTTGTCACTTGTACCACAGCCAGCGTTTAGCGGTGCTACCATCACAGATGTTGCAGCGAGTATCCCCACATCCGAGGATGATTTGAGCAATAATACAGAAACGGCACCCGATGAGCCTGAAGTTACAGAACCACAGGAGAACCCAGTGTCAGAAACACCAGCCCCAGAAGTCATCGAAGCATCGTCTATTTTTGCCCAGCCAAAGCGCAAGTTTGCTATGCCAACACCCGGCGAATACCTTGCAGCAATGCACGCAGGTGGCGACACCTTCCAGAATGTAAACGCAGCATTTAAGGAAGCAGTACGCGATCAGCAAACAGCACTTCAAGCAGCTGCTGGCGATGTGCTTACAACTGATACACCCGGATTGCTTCCAGTCCCCGTGCTTGGCCCTCTGTTTCAAGACCTAAATTTTGTCCGTCCAGTTGTCTCAGCTTTTGGTGCTCGCTCAATGCCGAACACCCCAAGCAAAACCTTTGTGAGACCAACCATCACAACCCACACCTCAGCAGCCACACAGACCGAAGGCTCAGCAGTTTCTGCTACAACCATGGTCATTGCTTCTAACACGGTTACTAAGGCAACTGTTGCTGGTCAAGTAACGCTCACAATGCAGGACATGGACTTCACAGACCCATCATCAATGAACCTCATTCTCAATGACCTTGCTGGTGAGTACCTCATTGCAACGGACAACATTGCAGCCGATGCACTTGTTGCTGGTAAAACAGCTTCAGGTTCTACTTGGACTGTCACCGCTGCAGACCCGACAACATTGATTAGCTCTTTGTATGACGCAGCGCGCGAAATTGCTGAGGACAGCAACTACTTCCCAACTCACTTGTGCGTGTCACCAGATGTTTGGGAGTTGCTTGGCCGTCAAACAGACGCGGACAAGAGGCCGTTATTTGGTTACAACGCCAACGGCATGATGACCACAAACTCAATCGGCAATGTTTCAGGAATGCAGTACACCAGCATGAACGTGCTCGGTCTTGATGTTGTTGTTGATAACAACTTTGCATCAGGAACAATGCTTGTTGTTTACGCACCTGGTTTTGAAATCTACGAAGCACAGCAAGGCGTTCTCTCGATCGCTAACCCAAGCACGTTGAGCCGCACGTTCTCTTACTACGGTTACTTTGCAACTTTCGTTGCTAAGTCCAGCTTCATTCAAGGCATCGTAGTCGCCTAGTCAGAAAGGCGGCTACCGCCGATGGCTACATACACAGTCACTTTCAAGCAACTGCTAGACAACTATGCAGTGCTACAAACACTGACCGATACTGAAATAGAGGTGGGGCAATCCATCACTGTTAGCGCTATCGGTGCACCCTTTAACGGCACCTTTGTGGTTTATGCCATGCCCAAGTATGAGTACATCGGCATAGACACAGAAGGTGACCTGTTATTCAATAGCAATGTCAGCATCCCTAACCAGGTGCTCTTTGCTTGTACCGGCACAGACGTTGGCCGCATTGCATCGGCTGGCACTATCACTTTTACGCAGGACTGCACATGGATTACAACGGCTTCACTGATTACATATCTTGGCGTAGATATCACTAACCCCAGTGATGACTACACGCTTGCTACACAAGCCACTAATGCAGCTAATGATTTCTGCTATAGGCGTAGGCAAGAGTCTGGCTATTTTGACAGTTTGACTGTCTCGCCGGGGCACGATGTTTCGTTGGGTACGAAAATGTATGCAGCTGCATTGTGGCGCGCGCGAGGCTCTGTGCAGGACACCTTTGCCACGTTTGATGGTATGGGTAGCGCACCCGTCAGTGCCATGACGCCGATGATTAAACAGCTCTTGGGCATAGACCGCCCACAGGTTGCCTAATGCCTGCCACAGGGCTTCTCAACGAGGCTATGGCCGACCTTAAAGCCACACTGGTAGCAGTATCAGGCTTGCGCGTAGTTAGCGACCCCACCAAGATTGTGCCTAACTGTGTCTTTCTTGATGCCCCAAGTTTTGAGACTGTCGCTGGTGGTGGCAACATCATCCGCGTAACTATCCCAGTCAAGATTATTGGCAGTGGCACAGCAGCTCAAGGCGTGCTCGAGAACATCCTCAGCATCGTGGCCACAGTCCTAGGCTCGTCAGTTGTAATCATGGCTGGCCAGCCGTCATCGCTAGAAATGGGTGGCGCTACTTATCCTGCCTACGATTTGCAAATGGCTATGCAGGCACAAAAGCAATGAGATACCCCACTGCAGTAGTATTATCTGCTAGAACTAACAACAGATACGGCACCCGGCACCGTTTAACACAGGAGCATTAACGTGGCCACTTCGACATATCTCACAAACCCAACAGTCAATCTCGCCCCTACCACTGGTGGTGCAAAAGTTGATTTAACTGATCAGTGCCGTAGCGCGACAGTCACAGTCGGAGTGGACAGTCTCGAGAGCACTGCTTTCGGTGACACTGGCCATCGTTTTGTGCCAGGCTTGCAGACCGTATCTGTAGAGCTTGAAATGTATCTTTCTTATGGTGCTGGCGAAGTTGAAGCCACATTGTTTGCCAACCTTGGCACAGGAACTACTGAGCTAACCATCTCGCCATCAGGTGTCACAGAGTCTGCCAGTAATCCAGAATACGTGATTTCCAATATGCAATTAGTTGATTTTACACCGATAACAGGTTCTGTGGCCGAGCTTAGTATGGTCACAGCATCGTTTATTGGCGGCACCTACGTGCGAGATATCACAGCCCCATAACCAAAGGAACCCGACATGAAATTGACACTTAACGTGGATACAGGCGAAGGCCCGTACCTAGTTACCACCAGTTTGTACGTTGTTGTGCAATGGGAACGCAAATACAAGCGCAAGTCCAGCACCATCAGTGAGCAAGGCATCAGCATTGAGGACTTAGCCTTTATGGCTTACGAGTCAAGCAAACAGGCAGGCATCACAGTGCCAGCAGTGCTCGATGATTTCATCCGCCGATTAGTGACACTAGAAGTGGTGGACAATGACCCGGCAAACCCTACCCAAGCGGAACCTACCGCCATTCCCTAGCCAGTTTGTTAGTAGCAGTCGGGTGGTGGCCACCTGCTGTAGAGTTTGACATAGCCGACTTGAATACCACAATCAAGCTGTTAAACGAAAGCCGCAAGCCATGAGCCTCAATACAAGCGTAGAAATTACAGGCTTGAAGCAGGCACTGTCAGAGCTGAGCAAGTTAGACAAGTCTGCACGTTTTAAGGCAGCCGCCAAAATTAAGGCCAGTAGCCCGGCAATGCTTGAGGAAGGCCGTAAGCAGTTTCCTGCCGAGATTGGTATCTCTGTTATTCACGGCTGGAAAAACAAAGGCCGTCTGAGCTACGACAAAGCCAAAGTGGACAAAGGCGTGCAAATTATGGTTGGTGGCCGTTCCCGTGGTCAAGGCATCACACCACTAGTCACATTGGTGCAAAAAAACGCAGCTGGTGCACTGTTTTCACAGGCTGGCTCTAAAAACAATAGCGACTTTTCACGCTTGCTTACTAACGTCTTTGGCAGACCCCAGCGCGGCTTATGGCGATCACGCAAGTTCATACAAGAGCAAGGCACCGCTGACATTATGAAGGCTGTTGATGAAGTTATCGCTGACGCTAATCGGGCACTTAAAGCAAGGCAGGCTGCATAATGGCTATTTATCTACCAATCGTTACCCAATTCAACCCGAAGGGACTAAAAGAGGCCGAAAAGGGTTTCCGCGATCTCGAAGGCGCACAAGCCAAAGCGAAATACGCCCTAGGCAAAGCCAACAAATACGCAGCCGTTGCCCTTGGTGGTTTAGTTGCTGGTCTCGGTGATGCTGTTAAAGGTGCCATGGAAGATGAGCAGGCACAGAAACTTCTTGCGCGTCAGCTACGCAAAACAACTGGCGCTACCGATGCCCAAATTAAGGGCATGGAAGATTACATAACCACCCAAGGCAAACTTAAAGGCACTACAGATGATGAGTTACGCCCAGCGCTTGCTGGATTAGTACGTGCCACTAAGGACATTACCAAGGCCCAAGAACTAGCCAACCTTGCGCAAGACATAGCAATAAGCAAAAATGTCAGCCTCGAATCTGCCACAAAAGCCATGGAACGGGCGTATGGCGGCAACATGACTGCCCTAGCCAAACTGTCCCCAGAGTTGCGCGACATGATAAAAGACGGCGCTGATCTTGAAGAGGTTATGGCTGCAATGTCTGACACTTTTGGTGGTGCCGCTGCTGAGTCTGCTGAAACTGCTGCAGGCTCAATGAAGCGTTTAGGCGTTGCCTTGGGTGAAGCCAAAGAGGGTGTGGGTGCAGCACTGTTACCAATACTTGAAAAGGCTCTGCCAGTACTGCAAAAGTTTGCTACTTGGGCACAAGAGAACCCAACACTGATCACGGCTGCTGCAGCTGCTTTTGGTGTATTAGCGGGCAGTATTCTTGTAGTTAATGCCGCCATGGCTCTAAACCCTGCTGTACTGATTACGGCTGGCATTGTTGCTTTAGGTGGTGCTTTAGTTATTGCTTACAAAAAATTTGAGACTTTTAGATCAGTGGTACAAACAGTTGTCAATGGAATCGCTGGCTATTTTGAGTTCATGGCTAACGCCTATATCAAAATGATTAACTTGGTCATTAAGGGCATCAACCTTATTAAGCCCGGCAAAGATATCAGCCCTATTGGCTCTGTCAGTTTTGGCAGGCTTGGTGGTGACAGTGGCGGCGCTGGTGGTGCTAACCCTGCAGGTCTTGATTACAAAGCCATGGCCGATGGCGGCATCGTGACGCGTCCAATAATGGGGCTCATCGGTGAGGCAGGCCCAGAGGCTGTCATCCCGTTAGACAAAATGGGTGGCATGGGCAACAATGTCACTATCAACGTCAATGGTGGCGACCCACAAGCCGTAGTAGCTGCACTTCGTAAGTACATGGCTACCAACGGTTCAATACCTATTCGGATTGCTTCGTAATGCCCTTCACGCCCCCCACAGTCAATGTGGCCACAACAATGGATGGCACATACACCACCATTGCTGGCATACAAAACCTGCAATTTAACCGCGGACGCCAGCGTTATTCCGACCCTTTTGCTTCTAGCAACTTGACCATAGAAATGCTTGCCCCAACCAATGACGCGTTAATACCAACAGTGGGCAACTACATAGATATTCGTGCCACTAATAGTTCAGCATCGGAAGCGTATTTCGTAGGGAAAGTTACAGACGTTCTCAGGCAGTACGACATTCCTTACACCAGTGCTACTAACAGCGCTCCGGGTGACCGTATTTATATAACAGTCCGTGGCGCTCTTGGTCTTATTGGTCAGTATGAAACTAGCGGTGTTGGAGTATTTCAGGCATTGCCGACCCGAAGTATTTTAAGCCTTTTTGACAATTTTTGTGGGGTGCTGTTTAACACCAAAGTTGAGTACATAGGCAACCGATTTCAATGGCCTGTTTTACTTTTTGAAGCCCAATTTGTTACTTTTAGCGGCTCAGGACTTGACACCTTAAACCAACTTGCTAGAACTAGCCCATACTATTTTTCTGATTACGACAATGAAAGAGTGGTAACAGTGGCCGACCCTAGCCTCGGTGGCATTAACCCCGGCTACGGCCCACGAGATTTTATGGTAGGGCTAAGAGATGCAGGACTATCAGAAGTTTCAGCTAGTAATTTTACTTTTTCCGATACAGGCTCAATTAAATATGACGGCATTGAGTTTCTGACTGGTAACCAAAACAATTACAGCTTCGTTTTAGTCAGTACAGGAAATAATCTCTTTGATGACCTTCCGACTGGTGACCCAATACCAAACCCAATACCGCTAAATGGTGGTTATTATGACAACAGTTTTGCGCCCTACACAACCCTTTTGTGGACTACTAACAGCATGGAAACAGACTGGTCTAATGACCTTGCGGCAATTGTTTACAATCGCACGACAAAGCCAACTATCGGGCCGTTCTCAATTACAACCACAACAGCCGTGGACAGCACAGCCTTAAACATGGCGCTAATGAATACCCACTTTTTAGGCGAGACTGGCTCTATAACCTTTCGTGGCACGACTTACAAGGTTAGTCTTGAAGGTGTAGAAGTTTCTATGACACCTGATCAGGCAAGAGTTACTTGTTACTTTTCGCCTTTCCCGGGTGATTTTTTTATCCTTGATAGCGCATCAAATGGTGTGCTTGACACAAACAGATTGGGCTATCCATAATGGCAACACCACCAGATTTTACCGCAGGAGCCGTGCTCACAGCAGCGCAAATGAACGCTGTCGGTCGTTGGAAAATGACCCCAACTTCTATAAGTGGTACTGGCGCAACAATTGACGCAGATGGAACAATCAACGTTGCTGGTACTGGCGCATTTACCGTAAATGGCTGTTTTACATCGGATTTTAAACAGTACGAAATCATTGCAAGGTTAAAAACCGCAACTGGTGGTTGTCAGTTACAAATGCAAATGACTACGGGTGGCACGCCAGCAACAACAACGGATTACTATTATGTCGTGGGCTATACCAGTTATGCTGGCGCATGGAACAAAACAGCCGCTAACAATACTTTTATGCAATTTGGAGCAGCTTTTAATACTTACGGCTCGTTAATAACAGCAGATATTTCTTATCCTCAACAGGCTGATTACACTTTGATGACTACCAACTCAAACGGATGGGGTGGTTCTGGCGATGAGCAGGCAATTACTTGGAATCATCACCGCCTTGCTACCGCCTATGACGGTTTCAAAATGACTCCTAGTTCCTCAACTTTGACAGGTGAACTAAGAATCTACGGATACAACTAAGGCAACAATGAAACGCCTAGCCCTGCTTAGCCTCACCCTGCTCACCCTCACAGCCTGCTCAGACCGTGTACGCCACAACTGCGAAACAACAGACACAGCCCACAAATCATTCATAGAAAGCAAATGCAAATGAAACTAGAAAAAAGACTTAGCAACGAAGAAATCAAAGCCCGACTAATTCTTGTCGTCGGCGTATGCCTCTCGAGCGCGTTCCTATTCTCAATCGTTGCCCTTCTCTACGGACTGCTCTTCGTAGTACAACCAACCGAGCAAGCCCCGAACGACTCTGAAGCCTGGGCAATTCTTTCCCCAATGCTTATGACCCTTGCCGGTGGCCTTATCGGACTTCTTGCAGGCAACGGTCTTAAAGACAAACCAAAAGACCCACCGCTATGACCGCCCCTAAGGTCTACCCATACAAGAAACTTGTGCTACCTGCTGAAGTAGCCAAAGTTGGCAACGGCAACTTAACCCCAGCAATGCTTAAAAAGGTCAAGACAGGTGGCGAAATGTGGACAGGTGCAGCAGTTGCTTTCAACAAGCTCTACACCGATTGTCTCGCTGCTGGTTTCAAGCTGCGCAATGTGGGCGACTACCGCCCCTTTGATGCACAGCTTGCAATGTTCGTTGATCGTTACGCACTTAAAGATCAAGGCCGTAGCCCACAAGTGACACGCAAATACCAAGACAAACTGTGGTACCTGAAAAAGGGCAAGTCGCCTAGTGGCGTGCCGGGCACTTCTAACCACGGCTTCGGTCTTGCCATTGACCTTGCCTATGAAAAAGATGGGGCACTCGTGTCTATGGGTGGCAAATGCCTAGATTGGCTCTGTGCAAACGCACCCAAATATGGTTTCTACCTGCAAGGCTCAGACCCTAAATCGCCTGAGTTTGAGGCGTGGCACTGGCAATACGTGTGTGGCGACAAGCCACCAGTACTGCCGTAAAGGACTCCCAGCTCGTTTGAGCGTGGCTGGGGCTAGGTGGTGGGTGTCTTTGTTTCCATTGGGATATCCACCACCGCTTTGTCAAATTGTGTAAAGTAACCATCGCTACTCAAATAGCAGAAAGACAAAGGAAACATGATCTACACAGACCTACCACTGTTCAGGGCTACAGACCCGGACACATCCCGCCAGCCGAGCCCTATTCGGGTAAATACCCATCGAGCGTTACTGCTGCAGGAATACTTTTACGCCACGCTAGGGCTAACTGATGAGGAAGCAGGTGCTCGAGCCGCGCTAAACGGTCACGACATTAAGGGCTATTGGAAGCGTTGCTCAGATTTGCGCACTCTAGGTCTAATTGAGGACTTGGGCATCCGTAGAGCGCTTACAAGTGGCTCTCAGGGCATTGTGTGTGCAATCACACAGGCAGGAATAGACACAGTAAGGGGCTGGGCATGACCGACACCCAATTCGTAGTCAGTTTCGTTATCGGCTGGGTGTCCTGCTGGCTCTACCTCAAAATGATGGCTAACCGACCATGATACCGACATGGGGCTATGTGGCTCTAAGGTCTAAAGATAAGAAAACCATGGTGCAGGTCTTTACAGACTTGTCCACAGGCCTGATTGTTTATACCCAAGTCTGCCAACGTGCAGAGTCTTGGCACTCATGGGGGCCGCCTACAGAAGTTGAGAGAGTTGATTAAGAAACTCATGGCACTAACGCTTTTCCTCGCCCTATCCACACCAGCCCACGCAAATGCAGCTGCTTTGTCATGCCCTAAATGGGAACCGCTAATGGCTGAGTATTTCCCTGCCAAGGTTGTGCCCGTCATGTCTAAAATTGCCTATCGAGAG